AACCTATAGAAATATTTTTTGTAGGATTTGTATTAGAAATAGCAATTTTTTCTGCTGTAATAACTTCAACGTCGATCTCTTTTGTAATAATACTTTTTACGTCAGTAAGTACATCTTGCTCGACTGGGTCTGCGTCTAGACTGGTTACAAAAACCTGATCGAAACGAGCTGTCCTACCCATCTATACCTTAATTACCGAATAAAATTCCAGCTAAACCATCCTTGATTCTTAGAACATTATAGTTTACTGCATATATACTTAACTCCTGATTACTTGGTCTAAGATTACCCTTCTCCACACCCCGTAATATAAGTTTGGCATTATCGAGACGGCTAAAATTGCATGTACCCGACGGATTATAGTCTGATGCATTTAGACAGAAATGATACGCGAAATACCTTGTATTGAAAAGTACATTGGTTTCGTGGACAAAATCAGTCGCACCGTACGACGATTTGTAATAATTTTGTACTGTGTGGAAATAATTTGGAGACATATGTTCAAGGATTGGGGTCCCATTGATTTGAATATCACCACTTAAAAATGTTAAACGATCGTTCGCAAAATCATCACTTAATGCACCAAAACCAAAAAAGATGGATTTGACTGGATGATTAAACGATGAAATATCAAATGTGTTATCACCACCACCTGCAGTATTATCAGCAACAGTCTCCAATGGAAGATTTATTTGTTGTGTTTGTGTGATGACAAAGTCGAGACTTCGACCCACGAGAGATTCTCGTTCCTCTTTATCTAGATAAATATAGTTACCGTATACATTAATTCGTTTTTGTGCAGCTGTAAGATTTAGAACTGAATCATTATAATACGTGTCATCGAAATTGATTTTGATTTCAACTTGGTGATGTTGTAAAGCTACAAGGGGTAAGAATGCCTTATGATCACAAAAGAAGAAGTGAAGTGGGAGAAATGCTGGATTGGATTTAGAAACTTTGTTATTCAATTCTTGCGTCTTAGTCCATGAGTCGGACATATAATTGTGCCATATATCAGAGTAATAATCAAAATGTTGGGAGTCTATTTTTTGACCCCCTATGTAAAGCTCGATAGTGGAATTGTAAAAAAGATTAGAAGACATGTTTACAGCATCGACACCGACTTTCTCAAACCAAATACCATTAATGATATCACCTAAAACTGGTATAGTAATTGAGTTGTCAGTTTGGGTGACCGATTTAATCAATTTTGGAGCCTGAGAAAAATTTGTATGTCTCGTAAACTTCATACGAAAAAAAGAATGACCTTCTTCACTGGTAAGATACACATCTTGAACTCCTTTAGAGACCAATTGTATTAATGCACCCGACATTTAATAGATGTTTAGATTATAAAAACAGACACTTTCCCTGAGGGAATGCACTCTTAGGTTCTTCTACATTTTTACCGTGTATTTTAAAACCACCTTGACGGTATACTTTCATTCGTTTATAATACATCGCTGTAAAGACAGACCATGGGTCGTGAACATCATAGATGTGGGGTTCATTCTTCTTTCCTTTTGTTTCTCTCATAATTCTACCAATACTTTGTGTAATATCAGATTTAGGAGAAGCTAAAATAACTGTATCTAATGTTGGAATATCTAAACCTTCGTGTGCTTGACTAAACGTGGCAAAAATAATCTTTTTCTTGGACGACTCTTGGAGTTGAGCTTCTTTCATACCACCCATGTATAGACCAGACGTTTTAGGAAAACATTGGTGAAGAAGTTCACAATGAAAACGACGATCACTGAGTACTAGAAGCTGACGGGTACCCGCTGATGCTTTTTTTACTAATTCTACTAACATTTTGTTTCTAGTCCTATCTTCAACAAGTTCTGTAATCATATTTGGCATTGAAATTTTACCATTTCTCATAGATGGAGGTGGATTCTTATAGTTTGGGGAATCAAATATGACAGGAAATACCTCAACCTGCCCCTGATTTTTTCGTTCAACTGCAAAAAAAGTTGGTCCCATAAACCAATGAAGAACTTTGGTGAGACCATCTTTCCGTTCTGGAGTTGCGGAGAGTCCAAATATGTGTCGTGGACAGATTTTAAACAGACTCTGACTAAACACTTTAGCACAAATATGATGTGCTTCATCAACAATCACTGTACCTATACTTTCAAAATCTGAGAAACTGTATTCTTTTAGGGAAAGAGATTGAAGCATAGCGATGACAAAATCACAATTAACCTCTTTTTTATTTTGTTGAACAACCCCTATGGTGGCTCCCGGACAAAACTGTTGAATGCGTTCTCTCCATTGATCAGCGAGAAACTGTTTATGTACGATAATCATCGTGCGATATCCAAGTTTAGAAGCTATGGCCAGGGATACCGTCGTTTTACCATAGCCACACGGTAAAGAAAGGACGCCATGCCCTGCTTTAATAGCTGCTCCGAATGCTTCATTTTGGTGTGTGGCATCCCGAAGTTGTCCTGCAAATCGGGTATTAATTTTAATTGGTTCTGGTCGCTTGTCATGTTTAGGTTCTCCAAGTTTAGAAGTTCCATAGAATCTGGGAACGCAGACTCCATTCTTAGCTGGTTTGAAAACTTTGAAAGGCGGTGGAGGAAATCCAAAGTCTCCATTTACGATGGGTCTTACCGTTAATTCTTTTTTAATTTCTTGAATTGGACCCACATCTACTAGATATCCAGTTCTAGTGAGTGTGGTCATTTAGATATTTAAAGATTATAAACTTTATATAACTATAATATGCCTATTGTCAATATTGCCGATAATATTCAACAAGCTGAAAAACAGATTGAACAATTGACACAAGAACTATTTCGAATGCAAGGAATTCTCCAAACATTTCGGGGTTTTAAAGCTGGTGGGCTTGAAACCATTGATCTCCCCAACAGTCCCAATCAGACATCCACAGAGGAATCAGCTGAGGATTTAGAGAGTATCCAAGAAAAGCCGGAGTAATTACCAACATTCCAAACACCCTTGAAGTCTATTTCGACTTCAACATCATCACCCTTTATTAGAGACTGAATAGGACGTCCTTTGACGTTGCACATCACTCTCCTATAACGAAATGGTACCTTTACGGTAAGAATATTCCCATCAAGAGGATTATCAATATTTGTATTTGCAAGTAAGTGCCATTTATTTGTATGCATTCGTTCTATAATTTCCGAGACTTTAGCAGGAATTATATAACGGATATACTTTTTAGAATTGAAATCGTATATGGGTTCGTGAATTTTAGCCACAAACTTCATTGATCTCTATTACGATATACTAAAATTAAAACTATAAGCAACACAAGTATGAAAAGTAGGACTTGTGTGAGAAGTAGAGGTTTGAGTGGTTTTCTTGTACCAAAACATTCGTGACTTAGGGCTCTAGATACCTCAGTACCGGCTTCAATACTCGAGTATGGAGTTTCACGGGGAGACATCATACCACACATCGCAACTTTAGGGCATTTACCAAAGAATGGGAGTTGACCATGAAGGCTGAGAACCCCAGAGGATTGAGAAAAGGACCATCTCTCCTTTTCTACCTCCCATTCTGCACCCCAACCAATTCGCATATCAACAGGTTCGGGTAAACCAAGTTGTTTTACAACTTCTTCTTTTATGGTTTCAGGATTAGAAGTTAATATTTCTTCACTGAGGTCACATATGACACATGATATGGTATTGGTACCGAACAGAACTTTAGGTTGTAAGTTCCATTTAGTTTGAATTGCTATTTCGAGATCCGTTTTCATGACTGGTGTTTCGTCATAATCGACAAGAACATTTATAGCACCATACGTACTTCCTTGTAATTGTTTAGTAGCGTCAGGACCCCAATTATCACCTAAAAACTTCATAGCTGGACTGTTGTCGAGACACAAAAAGAGCATTCCATCATCAATAGTTCTTTCATCCGAAAATGTAGCCACAAAGTCATCTTCACCGTATTCAACATTCATCAATTCTGTACCAAAAATAAAGTTGGCACCAGCGTTAATGAGTGCTTCTTCCATAGCATCACACATCACCTTACCTGACTCCTTCTGTGTGTACATTTGTGAAAGTATGGTATGATCTAAATTTTTTACAAACTCGTACGCTGTCATGACATCCCATGTAACCCCATCCATGATAAGTGGTAAATGTTCTATATATTTTTCACCTTTATCACTTAAAGGTCCTACTGCATCTTTTAGAGATATACCCTTAAATTTTTGAGGTTGTGCAAGTACTCGAGAGAAAAGAGAAATAAGAGTTCCATAATCTTTTACACCTAAAGATTTGAAAGCAAAATCAAAATGACCCATACGTTCAACTGGTTGGAATATTTCATTCCAATCAATGTTCATTTCAGAAAATAGTGACTGTGTATTGACAAATGCCTTATCAAACACAATTCTATGTGCGTGAAGATCTCGAGTTTCTGTGTCAGGTTCCCACCAAGAACCACCAGCTGATACCTTCCTATCATATATAGTGACATCATGGTCTCCTGATCTAAGTATTTCCCATGCGAGAGACATTCCTGTTGGACCTGCTCCAATAATATGAATCTTCATTCTATCTTTAGCTTATAGAAAAAATCCTAAGGGTAATGTAGGATATGTTGAGTATACTCAGTCAAGCCAATATGAAGGTGCCACCTGTCAAGTTGGCGCCAAATCAAAAGGTAAAAACATGGAAATTCGCCGCTAAATATTTATGGAAGGAACGTTTTACTGAGGATAAAGCTGAGCTTGGTCGATGGACTAGAGATGAACTCTTAGATCTTGGACCTACATTTGTAAAATTAGGACAGATAGCGTCCACACGAGGAGACCTCTATCCACCAGAATTTACCAAAGAACTTGAATCTCTCCAAGATAATGTACCACCATTTGACTTTAATCTCATGAAAGATGTTGTAAATAGAGATATATTCAAAGATTTTGAAGAGATTCCATTTAAATCAGCTAGTATCGGACAGGTTCATAAAGCTACCTTAAAAAATGGTAAAAAAGTTGTTGTAAAATTGAAAAGACCAGGAATCCTAAATATAATGAAATCCGATACAAACAATGTTAAGAAGATATTGGACTTTATTCAGTCAATAGGTGTTGACACTGGTTCTAGTTCTAACTTTGTTCTCAATGATTCTATTGAGTATCTTCTTGGAGAGGCTGATTACAGACAAGAAGTTGAAAATGCAATTAAGTTTAGAAGGAGTTTGAAAGGGATTGATTGGATAAAAGTCCCTTATGTGTATAAAAAGTATTGTACCGATGATATGATTGTAATGGAGTATGTAGAGGCTGATAAGATTACAGAGATCAAAAATAAGAGAATCAATAGGAAGAAGGTGTGTGAAGCATTAGTGAATTCGTATGTGATTCAAACTATGGACAGTGGGTTATTTCATGGTGATCCACATCCGGGTAATCTAGCTATTTCCAAAGATGGTAAATTGGTGTTTTATGATTTTGGTCTATTAATCGAGTTAAATGATGAGTTGAAGCAAGGTTTCTCCGACTTATTTGGGTGTATTATAAAACGAGATACAAAAGGAGTTGTTCAAATATTAATTAAACTGGGTGTCATTGTACCAACATCTTCAGACGTCAGTGATATTGAAGTATTTTTTGAAACTATCCTGGGATATTTAGAAACCCTTGATGGTGGTGCTATCATGAATGATGAGCTGGCGGCTGAACTTGCAATGGAAAAACCATTTGTTGTACCAACAAGTTTTGTATATTTAGCGAAATCATTTTCCCTAATTGAGGGAATATGTCTTCAACTCGACCCAAATTTTGATTATTTCACATACCTAGAACCAATGATTCAAGAGCAGTTTTTAGAGTCTCTTGATATAAGTGAAATCATCATGAATACCACGGAAATTCCATCTAAAATTGGAAAAATAAATTCGACTGTTCTCGGCCTTGAGAGGTCGAGAGCAGCGATGAAACGGTCTATGATTAAAACACGACAGGAGATAAGGATAGTTCAATACAGTGTGATATGTGCTTTATTAGCTGAGAGGTTCAACGGGACACCACTTGCTGCTCTACTCGTTGGAATTGCTATTTGGATTACTTTTCGTAAAGATCGATCTCTTTAGCGTTACTCTTCTTCTTAGTCTTCTTTTTAGACTGCTCCTTGTCCTTCTTGATAACATCTTGATGTTCCTTGAACATTTCTTGTACTCGCTTACGTTCGTCACGTGCGATGTCACCAATCTTGTCCTTAATTTTGTCTACCTCGGTCTTTCGTTGTTTTTGGATTTTCTTGCCTATCTTTTTGAAGTCGTCAGTTTTGGCGAACCATGTGGGGGATGCAGTAATAGCGAACATAGTGTTTGTTGTATTTTAAGGACATTTAATTTTTAACCGTTTTAATTTTTCTAGAAACTCTCTCCTTTCACCTGGAGATTCAATCTCCTTCCCAGAGTTTATAGCTTCAATTTCGGGTCCCGTTAACTGCATCGCATTTACACGAAAGTCCATGAATGCCTCCATAGCGTGAGGCACTAGGGGTTGGACGAGTTCATAGATGGCCGTGGCATAGTCACGAATCTCCTTTTGAGCATGATGATCCATCCTCAATTGTAAGAAATGCATGAGATTATGTAGGTCCATCTTCCACACGAAAGAAGTGTAGGTAGATTGAGGGAGAACACCACGAGCTTGTTCTCTACAAACACCCTTCTCTAGCAATTGCTCGTATAGCTTGAAAGCTTGTTTGTACTGGTCAGAAAGAGTCTGGTTCAATTCATCATCTAGTTCCACTACACCTTCTGATCCTTGATGATTCACGGCTGATTGTCCTCGTAGGACTTCCGGTTCGTAGTATTCCTCATCAACGATAGAATACCTGGCAGACATTTCATTCACCGATGCGGTTCTGTGTCTGAGCCATTGTCGTGCGATGTAAAGTGGTGCCTTGATACGAAACTTGAAAACAACGAGTTCTAGGGGTGAAGTATGCCAATTGCGGACAAGGTACCTAATAAGACCTCGGTCACCCCGAGTGGTCTTGGTACCTGTTTGATAACTCACACGGGCACCATCAACTATGGCCTTATCTAGATTCTCAAGGGGCATATGGTCGACGAGTTCTACAAATCCATGATCCAAAACTTTCTTCATTATAACAATCTATCCGTTCTAATCTTTAATAATCACAACTATCATCCATTGGGACTTCTCCACAAAAGTCGTACAACTCATAAAGTTTCTCTTGCGACTTTTCAATCTCAGCTGTAGTATTATTCATGACATCAATGGCGTTATCAATGAGATCTAGAAACGAATCAAGTTGATCGATGGCTACACGGTGATGCTTCCTGTTCGTTTTGGAAGAATGCGCTGCAGCCCTAAGATGCTTATTACTCTTGATGATCTTATCGATGTTGGGCTTGGGCTTGTTGGTGGCGGCGGACATGCGGATGGAGAGACTCATTGTGAATAATTATCCATTTATATCTTTAATCAAGTCACTTAGGTCTCGATAATACCTCTTCAGGTCTTTCATGAATCTTTTATTATTTTCAAGAACTTCACATTCAACTTTGTTTAGATAAATCCATGCCAAATTACACTTTGAATATTTTGTCATTTTCTGATTCTCATTGGGGCGACGTGCCACCAGCTTTGTGGATTTCTTCTTTTGTGAAGCGGGTAAGACCTCCTTCCGATTCACGAATGACAGGGCTTGCATCACCGTATCTGCGAGATCATCTTTCTTTTTGGATTTTTGAAACGTTTCTAACCAATGTATGTTGATGGGTCCATCCCTGATGAAGGCTTCACATCTCTCTATGGACACTTTCTTACGTTTATTGTATTGAGCCCTACCGGGACCGGCGACATCAGGTATTTTATGTCTAGCATCATATAGGATTGTTTCAGCTTTAGGACACCTAATAATGAAGTAGGAATGGAGAAAGTGCATGACAGATATCATTTTCTTGTTACGCTCGGGTTGTTTCTCGATGAGTATTGTTTTAGCTGTGAGTACCCATGGACGGGCATCTAGATGATCTCGCAGGGATACATAAAGACCATCCCTATGTTCGGGTGGAACTCCGGAGACATCCCATTCGGTGACCAGATTACCATGGTCTTCATCTAGTAGACACATAGCGAGGTTCCTTATACCCACATCAATACTCAGAATCATTACTTAAAAGGATTGGTTTCTCTTTAAGTAATGAAGTATGTTGCCCACAGAGGATATTCTCTGAAATACAGAGATAATAGTGTAGAGGCTATACGAGAAGCTATTGTGCGAAAGTATGATGGTATAGAATTAGATGTACAATTATGTGCTTCGGGAGAACTTGTGTTATTTCATGATGTGTATGTGGATAATCATTTCATATCTGAATTAACCCTAGGTGAACTGGAAAAACGGGACATCTGTTCCCTGAAAGATGTTTATCGTGAGATACCTGAAATTAAAGATGTATTCATTCTCTTAGATATCAAGGGCAATAATATTCAGATAGTAAAGGCACTCGTGGATTTTTATAAAGACAGATCATCACGAAATGTTACCTTTTGTAGTTTTAACCGAAAGATCATTTACGCATTCCCAGATATGTTTAAATTGGGATCTACATTTGAGACAACTTTTACCGAAAATGAATATGATATGATAACACATAATCTCACAACAGTTATTCTTCACTGGACATGTCTAGATCACAATTTCATTACATATTGTAGATACAAAGATATCAAAGTGTATACATATACACACAAAGACGACAAAGAAATTGAGTACATGTATAGGTATAGGATAGATGGTATAATAACTAATGGATTAACTTAAAGAGTTAAATTTTTTTATTAGTATGTGGTGTTGGTGGTGCTGTCATTCATTTGACGGTGAGCCTTTAAGTATGCCTCACAAACACGATTCTAGACGGAACAAATTTTACACGAGTGGTAATTTTTGTTCATGGAGCTGTATGAAATCCTTTGCGCTCGACAAACATGGGATAACTAGAGGGAGTATCATTTGTGGTAATATCATCATGATGCGTAGAAAGATGTATAACCAGCTAGGGAGTATTAAACCTGCTCCAAATAGATTTATGCTAAAAGAGTTTGGTGGTGATCTAACAATAGAAGAATTTAGATTGAATCAGACAGTAGATGTAGCAAAACCAAACGAGATTGAAAGTAGACCAGTGGTAGATAATGTAATACCCTTCGTCTCAAACACAAAGAAAATGGATGAGATCAAGAATGCTTCTTCTAACAATAGTGCGCTAAAACTAAAGAGGAACAAGCCACTGAAACGAGATTACAATAATCTAGAATCAGCGTTGGGCCTCATCATCACTCCCAAAACCTAACATTCTCTTTTGCTTAGCAGTCGGTAATGAAGGTGGTAAATGTTCAGACTTTTTACTATGAACCCATCTCTCCCCGTCATGTGCGGTCCAACATATGTCATACCGCTCTATCATTTTCCTGCATAAAACACATGGTAATGATATAGCGTCCCCATGCATATTTTTTCTAAAAACAATT